GATATGGACAAACGACTATATAGTATAGTGCATTGTCCATTTTGTGGAGATGTACTTAATGAAGACCTCGAAGACGAGGTTGATGATAATTACGAGGAAGATTATGACTAGTTGTAGAAATTGTGGACATGATTCTCATTGTGGCACAATATTAAAAAAAGATTTACAAGGTGAAGGCGAAGCAATACAAATTTGTCAAACTTGTAGATGTGAAAGATGCAATGATGAAAACCCAATCAGCGAAAGCTAAAGGTAGACGATTCCAACAATGGGTTCGTGACCAACTAATAGAAAAGTTAGACGTACACCCAGAAGATGTAGAAAGTCGTTCTATGGGTGCTGGTGGTGAAGATTTGATTATGGCAAGAGCTGCAAGAGAAAAGTTTCCATATTCAATAGAGTGTAAGAATCAAGAAACATTAAATGTTTGGAAATCATATGAACAAGCAGAGTCAAACTCTGGGGATTATGAGCCTGTAGTTTTTATTAAACGAAATAATCAAAAACCTTTAGTGGTTGTTGATGCAGAATACTTTGTGAGGTTACATAATGAACGAGTGGATTGACCAATATAAACAATATCATAAAGAACATAATGAATATGGTAATGGTGGTGGACTAAAGTTTTATCTACAACACATAGTAGACTTGGTACAAGACACTAAATCAAAATCTTTACTAGACTATGGTTGTGGTAAAGCCGAGGGTTATCTAGATTATAAACATCACGAACATTGGGGTATAATGCCATCTTTGTATGACCCAGCAATCCCAGAATACGAAAACTTTCCTAAAGGAAAATTTGATGGTGTAATGTCATTTGATGTATTAGAACATATACCAGAACAACAAATTCCAGAAACAATATATCAGATAACTAAAGTTGCAAAGAAGTTTGTATTTCTTGGTATTGCAACAGACCCAGCCATTGCAGTATTACCAAATGGAGATAATGCACATTGTACATTGAAACCTATGGATTGGTGGGTAGAGATGATACAAAAACATTCTTATAAACAAGTATACACTCATGTTAAACTTCATGGTGGAATGGAAGACTATGCCATAATCAACGAATCACTTTACATGGACTTCTTTTTGGAAAATTTAGAGTTAAAAAAAGTGAATAAAATCAATGACTTATAAAAGGGGTTGACAAAGCCATTTTCTTTTGGTATATTATAAGTATAGTTAATCAAAGAGAAAGAGAAAAATTATGGGAAAAGTTAAGAATTTTGTGATGGAAGTCCAAGAATTTGTTTGGGATTTTTTTGATGAAGATGGAAACTTGTTTTCTGGAACGGAAATAGATGTTATCAATAAAGTAATTAAAGAATTTGGTAATGGTATGCCTGTTCAAATTGCAAAAGATGAAATCTTTGACATTACAACTGCCGACCACTTTAGTCAATAGGAGAGAGAGAGTATGAAAGATAAATTTACATTTAAAGTTACTTATTCAGATGGAAGTGTTGAGTTTTGGTATAATACAGTAAGTCAAACTATTGCTGAAATGAGTAGGTTGCAAAAAATTCACGATAATAAAATGGAAATTGAATTTATAGAGTAGGAGAGTTCGTTATGAAATATTCAAGTGTTACTTTGTATGAAGTATTTTTAGTAAATCATGGTTATGTATGTGGTGCATACAAAACTTTGGAAACTGCAATTAAGATGGCCAAGAAGACTGGTTTTCAATGTAGTATTTTTAAATCGACAGACCCATTTACACCAATCAAATGGGTAAGTCCAATCGGAGGCGTTAAATAATGATTAAACCAATAGAATTTATTACTGAAATATATGTAGATAATGATAATGATGCTATGGTATCAGAGTTTGCATTTACAGAAAAGGCTTCAGTAGATACTGCAATCGCAAGTTTCAATGCAATGGGTTTTGATGTTGGTACTATAGTTAGAATAGAAACTTATAAAGTTCCACAACACTATACTGCTAACGAACTAGCATAGAGGGGAAAATGAAAACTAAAATAATTGCAACTTCGGTTGCATTACTAATGAGTACATCTGCATTTGCAAAAGATTGTAAGTATGTACAAAATATAATTCTAGATGATAACAATGCTATCCTTAGTGCAAAGACAGAATATGTCTGTAAAGAATCAAAACCAATTATTGTTCTTCCACCAAATACATATACAGAAGTAAAGAAAGTAAGGCCTCGTGTAGTGTCTTATCAAGATTATGTAAATGGTAATTTTTATAAAGATAATGAAAAAGGTCTTGACTTTTTAAAGAAATTGATATATAATAGTAATTAAATAATGGAGATATAAGTGTTTAAAATATTAATCGGTATTATATTGGGTGTAGTCTTAGTCACATACTATCCTCAAATCGCAACCACAACAAAAGATGTTTTTGTAGAAAGTGGTGCTCGTGACGAAATCGTAAAATCTTTGAAAGAGGTAAAATAATGAAATACTACGGAGTAAGTGCAATTGCACTAATGGTTGGTTTAGGTGCTTGTGCAAAAAATCCAAATCCAACTGCTATACTTGATACACCAATGATTAAGTATAAATCAGAAAAGGTTGTAGCTGCAACTTCAAATATACCTAAATGGTATAAGAAACTACCAAAAAAGGATAATGCAATTTATTCTGTTGGTTCTTCATCTTCTCCAGACTTACAATTGTCTGTGGATATGGCAACACTAAATGCAAAGTATACACTTGCAGATAGAATTAATGGTAAACTTGATGGTATGATGAAAACTTTTATGACAAGGTTAGGAACAGATGAAGATGTATCTGCAACTACAATGTCTGAAGTTGAAAAGGTAGTCAAGAACGTAATCGCATCTGTTGATGTTGCTGGTTACAATCCTAAAGAGATTGAAGTATTTCCAAGTGGAACACAATTTCGTGCATTTGTATTACTTGAGTATTCTGATGCAGAGGCTAGAAAGATTATCATGAATCGTATGATGAAAGATAGGTTAGTTTATTCTAAGATTAAATCTACTAATGCATTTAAGGATTTGCAGAATGAAGTAAATAAATCTAAGAAAGAAGACGAAGCTTCTTCTCTAAGTAATATTGAAAAGGAAATCGGTAAGATTACTAAAGAAAATACAAAAGTAATCAAGAATCGTAAACCTAAAATTATAACAAGTGAGATGTTATAGTGAGAAAAGACAGACCAAAACAAGGTCTAACTGTAATGGTTCGTGGAGATGACTTAAATGGTGCAATGCGAGTTCTAAAGAAACGTATGCAAGAAGAAGGCATCTTCAACGAAATTCGTGAAAGAGTTGGACACAAGACTAGAGGTGAAAAGAAAAGACTTCAAAGAGCTGCTGGTCGTAAAAGATGGTTAAAGAAAATAGATAAACTTAGAGAGCAAGGGTTGTGGAATGATTAAGAAAAAACGTAAACCTATGACAGAGGAACAAAAGAAAGCTGCTTGTGAAAGACTTGCAAAGGCGAGAGCTGCAAGACCACCAGCAAAGAATAGTTCTATTCATCATAGTGTACTTGCAAAGCCAGATGAAGATATGTTATCTGTTAAGAATGTTCAGAGTTGGATTAAAAACCAAAAAGAACAACTTACAGAATATCGTGCATCACTTCGTAGGGATATTAAAGGTGCAGCTGCAAAGGTTTCTAGTTGTGAGGGTTATATTCGTAATTTACAATACTATCTAAGACATGGTGATTACTGTGATGATAGGTATGGTGCATTTCAAGAAAAGAGGATTACATGGAAGACGATAGTACCAAAGGGATAGTTGTTAAAGGGCCTTGGAAAAGAGTCAAAACTGTCAAGAAAAGTCAGACAGAAAAGATATCTAATGACATGGCCTTTGCAGAAGATGTTGCAGAAAGTGTTATGATTCCTTTGATACATGGACTTTCTGAAAATGGTGTGGATATTAAAAGTGATAAATTTGTTTCTGAAGTTGGTTTTATAAATGAAATTGTAAAAGCTATCATGTATAGAGGTATGAATTATCCACATCCAATGAATCAATTTATTGAAGCTGTTATGTCAACTAAAAAAGAATCTGTTGAAGATGTATATTCAAAATTTGATTATGAAAAGATAGAAGAAATGCTTGATAATTTAGAAAAAGAAGATGAGTAATGATTATTATTGATATGAATCAAATCTCATTAGCAAGTCTAATGATGGATTTGAATATGAGAAAAAGTAATGAAGTAGATGAGGGTATGGTAAGACATATGATACTTAACTCTATTCGTTTGTATAGACAACAATTTACTAAAGAGTATGGTGAAGTTATTCTTACTTATGACTCTAAACATTATTGGAGGCGAGAATACTTTCCTAACTATAAAGCTGGTCGTAAAAAGAGCAGAGAAAAAGATAATAAAGATTGGGATAAAATCTTTGGTGTCCTTAATAAAATCAAAGCAGAGTTCAAAGATAATCTACCTTACAAATACTTAGAAGTATATGGTGCAGAGGCTGATGATATTATTGCAACTTTATGTAAAAACTTTCAAGATGAAAAAATTATGATTGTATCTGGAGATAAAGATTTTATTCAGTTACACAAATATCCTAATGTAAAACAGTATAGTCCTATACTCAAGAAACATATAAATGGACATAATCCAGATACCTATATAAAAGAACACATACTTAAAGGCGACACTAGTGATGGAGTACCTAATGTTCTATCACTAGATAATACTTTCGTAGATGGTATAAGACAAAGACCTTTAGGAAGAAAGAAGATTGAAACTTGGTTAGATATACATATAGATGATTTGCCTGAAGAAGTCAAAAGAAATTACCAAAGAAACGATAAACTTATCAACTTGGACAATGTTCCAGAGGAACTTGAAAAAGAAATAATGGTTGATTTTTGTGAAGCGCCTTGTGGTGATAGAAGTAAATTACTAAATTATTTTATACAATCAAGATTGAAAAATCTTACTAGCGAAATTGGAGAATTTTAAATGCAAGAAACATATTACCCACTTTTTTCAGAAATATTGGACAAAGTACATAAAGCAAAAACTAAAGATAAAAAGGTTGAGATACTACAACAATATAAAACAGATGCATTAAAGATGCTCTTAAAAGCTGCATATGACCCAAATATAGAATGGGTATTTCCATCAGGAGATGTTCCTTACACGCCTAATGAGGCACCAGCTGGAACAGAACATACTTTACTGTTACAAGAATCAAAGAAACTTTGGAGATTTATTAAGGGTGCAGATAATGTAACTAAACAAGTTCAGAAAGAAAATATGTTCTTTCAGATGTTAGAGGGTCTACACGAAAGTGAAGCAAAACTTCTTGTCAATGCAAAAGATAAGAAACTACATCAAATCTATAAAGGGTTATCTTCTAATGTTGTAAGAGAAGCATTTGGTTGGAACGAAGACTTTGTAGTTCCAGAGCCTGATGTATATCCACAAGCAAGTCGTTCTGCAAGTGGTTTAGTTGCAGATGCATAGGATAACACCTATTCAAAGAATTGTAAACTTGCCGAGAAGGCGACCACAAACTTGGAAAGT